AGTCGATCGATTCTGAAGCTGGTGTCGACGAGATTGCCATGCTGATGGCGAACGACAAGAGCGCTGGGCCGCTGGCCCGGCGGGAGGGGATCAGTACGAAGTGCGAATTTGTGACCGAGGTGCGGCAGACGCAGATGGGGCCAAAGCCGGTACAGCCACGGGGTGAGCTAGGGACTAGTAGACGTCGAGGGATGGTGGAGTGGGTGGTCGCAGAGATCACCGGCTCTTTCACTCCGACGGCCGAAAAATTCCGGGATGCTTACCAGTGTGACACGCCGGTGTATGGAGCTAGCCTGAAGCGCGAGCTGCGCACGGTCGAGAAAGTCCAGGCCGGTAAGACTCGGGTGATGTTTCCGAGCAGCGTCTGGGACGTCAATCTAGCAGCCTGCCTGTTCGGCACATTTTGCCATGTCGTCGCGAGTGCGTGGAGGGGGGCTTACTCCGCAATACGGGTGGGCCTCTCCCGCGAGCACGGCGGCTGGGGCTTGGTCATGGCGGCGTTTGCTGTGTGCCTAACGGTATTCAGCAGCGACGCAAATGGCTGGGATTCCAGCGTGCTCTCAGTGATATGGGGGTGCGCGGCGGAAGTGCTGAGCAAGAGGCTAGCGAAGAAGTACCAGCCTAAAGGGTACGAGTATGTCATGAGGCGCCTTCATGCGTGGATAGTCGGAGACGATGGGAACTGGTGGTGGAAGCATCGCGGAAACGTGAGCGGAGACTACCTAACCACGACGATGAATAGCCTCGCACGACGCCTTGTGCAGCTCTATACACTCTGCAGGTGGTACCAGGTGAACGGTTGGGCCTTCCCGGAGTACGAGGAGGTTCGTGATAGCTATCGCTCAGCTATTTTCGGGGATGACGAGGTGCTTGGCACTGTAGTCGTCCCCGATGGGGCTGTTGTGGAGCTAAACGCGAGCTTTATTCGTGCAACGGGTTTTGAGGTGGGGTGCGATCTTGACGTGTATCCTGGTGTAACAGCCGGTGACGTGCTGTTCTTGAGCGCGAAGACGGTGAAGTATGGAAGTGCTTCCGTCCCTGTCTCTCTGCGGCCCGGCAAGGTGATCTCTGGCGCTTTGTACTCGGCGGACGACCCGGATGTGCTGCGCAACCAATTTGACTCGATCCTGCACAACGTCGTCTTTGACGACGTTGCGTGGGACTGGGTCTACCCGGTGGCGAAGCAGCTCGTAAAGAAGGGTCTCCTTGACAGGCGCGGCTACGCTGCGCGGTACATGACGGGTGTGGCGGAGGGCGGGAGCCCAACGCTGACCCCTCAGAGTTTCCGCCAGTGGGTCGCGTCCTTCGACGCAGACGGGCGCTGCGCGCGCCACAAGCGGCGACAAGGGGACTCCGAAAAAGAACCCGGGAAAGATCGACTTGAAGGCGAGCCCGTTAACGGCGTCGGCGGCGGTGAAAGCCGCTTACCGTGAGGAAATGGACTGTCGCCAGAGGCTGCAGCAAGTGTATGCCCTCATTGAGGCGCGCCAAAACGCGCTGAAGGAGGCACACGAGCGGCTGTTGAAGGCGATCGAAAAGGACCTTGACGGCGAGGGGGCCTCGAGCGCAGCGGTGAAAACCGTTGTCGCGAAGAAGCCCGTCCTGCCGGCGCAAGGCGCGAGCTCGCATC